TGTCGTTTACTACTGGTCTACATATTGTGCTGTTCTCATAGCTACTACCAAGAGACAAAGCTGCCGTTGATGGAGTTAGCCCTTGATTCCCTTGCGTCAATAAGAATTGCGCCCTATCAGAAAACACTACTAGCTGGTTAGCAAAAGGTACAGCCCAATTTAAGTAAGTTATTTCGTTTACAGAGGAAGTAATGTCAATTCGGTCTGAATCAATTAAATTTGCAACAGAGTTTCTCCAAAAGTTGTATGCGTTGTCTACTTCTGACATAATTACGCTTTCACCAGCAAGCATTCCTAACCTACCTTTGTAAAAGAAAATATCTCTAATTGCGTTTCCTATAAAGGAAGGCGATGGGTCAGAAGAAGCATCACCTACAATTTTGTCGCTCCAAGAAGCTTCTACAAACTTATATGTTGTGTCATTAACTTTAATAAGTTGGTGAGGCATTGTTGCTGGGTCTATTTGATATTGTATGCCAATATTTAAAGTTTCTTTCCAATTTCCTTTTCCAAATTCATTAGTAGTTGCATTAGAGTCTGAACAAGTAAACTTCACATAATAATCATCTTGTTCTGATTCTTCATTGCCTTCTATTTTTAAAGTATAATTGTTTGGAGCAATAGTGGGTAAAGCATCTAGGTTATCAACAACATCTGTGTAAGATTCTGTCATTGTTCCACCGTATCCATCTGTTACTTCTATGTTTATTGGAGAAGCATCCGCGTCTTCTTTTGAAGCAAATGAAGCATACCAAGATATAACTGAGCCTGTTGTTTCGGTATCATTTACAACCCTAAGTCTTTGAAAATTTATTCTGTTTCTAGTTGGAGCAGTAGAGTTAGCTGGGGTGCTTGCATCTGCACCTGCTATTGCAGTAACAGTAAACCTGTCATCATGACCTGTTGTTCTAACCATATTTCCACCAGCTGCGCCAGATAAAGTGCCTTCCCTAGTAGACTCAACAACAACCCAATATCGACCAGTACCCTCAGCTTCGTCAAAAATAACATGTGCTTTTACAGCTATAGTGTCGGTTTCACCATTTATTGCTGTTGCCAAATTTTCCATTGACTCTAGCATTGTAGAACCTTTTGTAACACCTACGTTAGTTCCGCCTGATCCTGTATCTGTAGTGCCAGCAAATTCAAAAGACCTTGTAGTATTGCTTGCATCACAGCCTGTTATGGTTATTTTGTCATTATCATTTGGCTGCGTAACAAATGTTACACGACCTCCGTCATAATTACTGCCACCAGAACTATCATTAAATGTGAAGTCAGAGCTATCGTCTGACCATTTATACTGTATTCCAGTATTTTCGTCTGTATAGTTAGCAGAAGTACTGGTAGTAAATTCGGTATAACTTGTGCTGTCTGTGCTACTATCAAGACATTTATGAATTGCACCAGCAATATAGTTTGTACCTATATCTCTAACAGATGAAGTGCCAGTACCTTTAGAAGTAAGAATGTTAATACTCCTTGTTGTTCCTTCTGAGTCTGTTGCTTTAACAGTATACATAGAACCGTATGCCCCTTCTTTAATAAAAATTAACCCACGCTTAACGTGAGTTCTTTCATACATTCCTACGCCACCTGATGTGGTAGCTTTTAAAGCTGGAGTTACATCTCTATTTGCTATAAACGTGTAGTCAGCAATCGTAACCACAGAATATGGATGTGTTTCATGGCTATTAACAACATCAAGATAATTTAAATCAGCATCATTAGCAGTAGCTCCACCAGCATCTTGTATTACAAGACGCTCATCAGTTCCATCCCCATCATCATTTAATTTAAGTAAAGACAAATCTGGTGTAGCGTCTGCTCCATCTCCGTCGTAACCTACAACAAGCATAAGCTGTTCACCAGAGCTTCTGTTTATAACATGAGTAAATGTGTTTTTTGCTGGGTGCAACAAAGCTGCTGGTTCTTCTGTTGGAACTGCAATATTTGTTACAAAATTAGTGCCAGCACGTTTAGTCAATCCCTTAATAGGATCAGCGAGAAAGTTCTTTTGTTCTGAACATTGATTGTCAAAACGCTCAGAATCAGGTTGCTGTGAAACGCCACCTGTTAAGTTTTTAATATTCTTTCTAGTATATACCATTATGTTCTGCGAACAAGAATGTTAGAGACAGAAGTGCTGTCGCTTAACATATTTATTTTGTCTACGCCAAATTCGTAATCGGTGAGTTTAGCCTTAGCTTCTAACTCATCTCTTTCCGTAAATGCGCGAATGTCTTTAGAGCCAACTAGACGATCTGCGTAAATGCGAGATGCTCTAATAACGCAATATCTCTTTGCTGCCTCTGGTAAATCTAAGAAGTCTAGTAAATAAACTCCTGTAATTGTTATTGTGTCTCCAGCAGTAAATGTGTCAGTCTTGTCTAACATCGAGTAAACTTTACCGCTACGAATAACATAGTCTTCACCTGTGCTTTGATTCCTTATTTGAACGTAATCTTGAGGTGTCGTTGCTAAAAAGTTACCGCTAACATTTGCTGTTAAAACCCTGTCTTCTTCTGTATTAAACACATAAGAATCCATGCAAACTTCTCTAATAACTTCGTTCAATATTGTTTGAGCAGCCGAAACCTCGTAAGGTAAAGTACCGCTAAGAGTAGTAACAGTAGATTCTCCAATAGTTTGAAGCATTGTGTTTACTGCTTCTAATTCTGTTGTTGTGTTTAAAGTTGCCATAATATTAAAAAGTTAAGGGTAAGGCAGGGTGCTATGCACCCCACCTAAAAAAAATAAAACTATGCACCAGCCATCTTTATACAAGATTGAGGGCGTAAAATGCCAGCACCAGCAGCTTGTTTGGCTACAAGCAATGTGCCTTGCCTTGAGGCTTCGTATGAAGCTTCTGTGGTCATTCCTCGCAAATTAACCCAGCCCGCAGCATCGCCATGATAAGCCAAGCCCCAAACTTTAGTTAAGTCTGTCTCGTAAGTCGAGCGACCATCTAAGTCTTTTAAAGGATCAGCTGCATCAGCAGTTATGGTTGCGTTTTGGTCAAACTCATCCCAGATAGCAGATTTAAGAATCTTAAAGCCCATAAAGTGAATTTCACCTGGCTTGTTTCTGTCTCCACCAGTACCGAAGTCGCTAGAGACTACACCGTCCATACCCATAAAATTATAATAATCTGTAGGAGTAACGAGCATATAGCGATTTTCAGTTGGAACACCTCTATTGTCAAAAAGACCAGCCGCTACTTGAATCTCATCCAACTTTTGTTGAGTTGTTAATGCTCCAACGGCAGCTGAAGCGTGATTTCGAGTAGAGTCTGAGCCTTTAACAAGAGCACCTATTGACCATCTGTCGCAAGCTGTAGCTAGAGCAGCACCCATTTGAGCAGCGTATTCTGCGCGGCTATTGTAGTGTTGCATAGCTTCATCAAGGTAATCGACAAATGCTTTCGCAATTAAGAGTTTGTTAATTTGAATAACTTTTTCATCATTGGACATATCTGAATCATATCCAGAAGAAAATAAATCTTGACCCGGAGTATGAAGCTTAGCGGCCTCTGTTGAAATTGTTGGAAATTGGCACGATCGGCCTGATGTTATATTTCGTTGACGCAGAGTGTCCTTAACAACTGTACGCTTGTTGTATTCGGCTACTACTTCGCCCCCGAAAACACGCAAATATGCAGACAAGTCTGCCTTGCCCGGATAATTTGGTGTTGAATCTGTTGGGTATGCCATGTTTAAACCTCCTGTGGTTTATGGCGTTAAAAAGTAAAAGTCAAAAATAAATTTGACAAAAAGAAAAACATAATCGAATACACATCTAAGAAGTTATCCAAGACCATTGCCTCGTAAGGCATTTGGTAAGGGCTAGTTGATAACGACTCGATTAGTGATTTGGTCATCGTTTAATGATGTAAACGTAGACAACATTTGAGCTACCGCTTCCATCTTTTAAAAGTAAAAAGAGTGGTATGTGTCCTTCTGCAATAACTCCAGCTTTAGAAGCAGTGGGAGCAAAAACACTTTCACTTGCTGGAATATCCATTGCAACGGCATTTGTGCCATTCTTTTTTATTCCAACAGTGCTGTCGTCAAATTCTGGAATCCAGTATTGAACTGCTCCGTCTGCGTGAAAATATACTGTTCTTGCGTCTTGTAGATGTAAAGCTTCGGTGCTAAAAGCCCCGCTTCCTATTGTGTGTTTTTCCACACGCATAGATGAATTGTCCTTAAGTATTGATACTGCCATGATTAAAATTTAGATTTAAAAGATTTTTCCATAACCTTATCTCTAAAGCTAGGGTCTGAGTGATAACGAGGGTCTTGCATATCTGCAAGCATGTGAGCTTGTGTTTTATATCCGCCCTCAGAATGAGCAATCGCATCAGCTTTAATTAGATTTGATTGCTTTGATTTGGTTTCTGCTCTCATTCGAGCATCTAGGTTTTTAATTGCAAAACGCATCTCGTCTGGAGTTCCGTTCTGCATAATGTTGTCATAAG